CAACCACTGCAACCACTGCAACCACTGCAACCACTGCAACCACTGAAACCACTGAAACCACTGAAACCACTGAAACCACTGAAACCACTGCAACCACTGCAACCACTGAAACCACTGAAACCGATGCAACTAATGAAGGTGGATGTTTGGATTGTTATGCGAAGGGTTGTGGAGAGGAATGCTGTTACGAATGCGAGCGTTACGAGGACTGTAACAGTAGGCAATGCAAGCTAGCAGAGAGTGAAGCGAAGAGGACTGGAAATGATTATCTGGAGGTGATGGCGGGGTATCGGGAGTTCCGGCAGTCGGCAGCTGGAGCAGTGATGGCGGAGGTAATGAAGGATGAGGCGTTCTTCGGGGTCAGCAAAAAGATGGATATGAGTGGCGGCGGAACGGCGTCCGCCGGTACAAACAAGAAGATGGGGACGGATGGCGGCGGAACGGCGTCCGCCGGGATAATCAAGCGGCAGGTGGTAGAATATGTGCCGTATCATAAGCTTGAAGAGGCGCAATTATATGCTTTACTGTTAGAAGAAATAGACAGGCGTTTGCGGGGAGCGAAAAGTAAAACAGCGGAATGGTCAGCTATTGCAAATGATTATAATAATGGGGAGTTAGTTCCTGAGCTGAAGAGATTGAAGGGCAGGCGGAGTGAGCGGGGGTTGAGGTATTGGTATCAGAAGTGGCAGGAAGCGGAGCAGGATATGTTTGAACTGGTGCATAAGAACAATGCGCAGGTTCGGGGGCGGAAGGTGACATATATGGAGCAGCAGTTTTTGATTGGGGCATTGCTTTGTGGCAGTGAGAAGCCGATAATGAATGCGATTCGGGAGCTAAAGGTGAAGGCGATGCAGGGGATAATGGAAAGTCCGAGCAGTGTAGCGACGCTAAAGCGATGGTGTCGTGACTTTGCAGAGGATAATCCGGCAGAATGGTGTCAGGGTAGGCGGGGAGACAAGGCAGTGATGGAGGAAATAGTAAAGAGCGTTGACCGGGATGACAGTAGTATTGAGCCATTACAGGTAGTGGTAGTGGACGGGCATAAGCTGAATGTGTTTGTGGAGAATCCGATAACGGGGAAGGCATTCAGGCCTACACTAATAGTGGTTTTTGATTGGGGGACGCGGTATCCGGTGGGTATGTCTCTTGCGCTGACGGAGGATAGTGCGCACACTTTGACAGCTTTCAGGAACGCATTTTTAAATATGGGGGTATTGCCTAAATGGGCATTATTAGATAACGGCAAGGCATTCAGAAGTAAGCTTTTTAATGAGAAGTGGGAAGAACATAATTTGGAGAAGGAATTTGCGGGGATATTTCCGAGATTGGGGATAGAGGCACATTTCGCCAGGGCATACAATGCAAAAGCAAAGATAGTGGAACGGTGGTTCAAGACCCTGGATGATCAATGGAGCAGTAGGCAAGCGAGCTATTGCGGGCGCGACATAAAGAACAAGCCAGCGCAATATGGTCGTAACGAGAAGTGGATGCAGGAGATGTTTGGAAGTAAGGCAATGGATTATGCGGAGTGCATACACAGCATATATGAGTATATACGCTGGGAATATGGGATGGCAGTGCACAGCAAAACGAAGCAGAGACCTTATGAGGCGTTTACCAAGGCAGAACGGGATCCGGAAAGGATAGTAGATCCGATTAAGCTGAACATGCTGATGCTGACGGCAGAGCGTAGGAAGTTGAGGAGCGAGGGGATAATGCTTTATAAGAACCGGTATTGGGCACCGGAGATGATTGATTATGTAGGCAAGAGGGTGATTATTCGGTATGATTACAATGATTTAAGAAACATCCTGGTATATGATGAGCGGAGCCGATATATTTGCATGGCGGAGTTGAGAGAGAGTCAGAGCGCATGGGTATATGCCGAGATGGATAATCCCCTGGTAGCGCAGAAATTGTGGGCAGAGGACAGGGAGATAGAGGGGATTAAACGGACAATTCGGAAGAAGACCAAGCAATTGGTGACCATTAGCAAGAAGGTGGTGGATGAGACAATGGCCAAACATCAGCATATAATTGATGCCCGTAAAGAAGAAGTTCGGCAGCACAATCCGGCGTTTATGAATGCGTCAATGATGCCGGAGCGGGTAAAGCGTGTGGATGTGAATGAAGAAGTGGCTGAGTTGGAGCGGATGGCGGCGAGCGCTTTTGCTGAGGTGGTTCCCGCAGATAACGCCAATAAAAACGCAGATAGCGCAGATCAAGCAACTGATAACGGGAAGGTGATATTGTTGGAGGATTTGCTGCAGGAAGATGAAGGTGATTTGGTGGAGACGGTGAGTTTTAGCGAGATGCAGAAGATTATCGGGCTAAAGAAGTAGGATAGAATGCAGATGAATCAAATTTATATAAATAAACAAAATGGAGGTACGAACAAATGAAAGAAGGTAAACTGGCAAGATTAAGCAATGTGATAGCGGCGGACAGGTGCGTGGAGTATCTGCTGGCGCGTCCGAAGCTGGAGATGGTGGGCTTGGGATTATTATACGGATATCCTGGGTTGGGTAAGACAACTTATGGGCAGCGGATGGCATATAGCAAGGGTTATTTGTATTTGAGGTTGGAAAATTATATGACGCCCAAGACCTTTGCGGTGGCTCTGAAAGAAGCATTGATGAGACATTTGGGACTGGGAAGCTATTTGGTGTCAGGAAGCAGTGCAACTATTTACGACAGTGTGAGAGGATTATTGGTGGAATATCCAGAGACGGTGATCTTGATAGATGAGATAGATTATGCGTTCCAAGAGAAGAAGATATTGGGAGCGATTAGGGACATTGTAGATCAGACAACGGCAGTAGTGATTCTGATTGGGATGCAGAATGCCAAAGAGCGTCTGTATCAGATTAACCGCTATTATTTTGATAGGTGCGGGGTGTTTTATGAGTTTCAAGCCCCGAGCAAGAAGGACATAGCGATATTGATGGCTACGGTAATGGAGGTGGGATTTGGAGAGGATATGGTGGATTATATAGCCAAACGTAACCAAGGAACATTGAGGGATACGATCAAGTTGATACACAGTGTAGAGAGCGTGGCGCGGGTGAAGAAGCTGGAGCGGGTGACGGTGCAGGATTTGGAGGGATGAGATGAGAGAACAGGAAACAAAGATGAGAGAACAGGAAACAAAGATGAGAGAACAGGGTGCGATGGAGCGGCATCTGCCGGTGACAAAGAGGTTGTTAGATAACTTTATAGCGGGATATAAGAAGCCATTCAATGCGGAGATTATGGCGGAGATGACAGGTTTGAGCCGGAGTATATGTGAAAAGTATCTGCGTTTGGCGGAGGAACTGGGAGAAGTGAAGAAGATTGAGAAGGGGATTTGGCTGGTAAAGCAGAACGACATTGTAGTGACTATCGGGAACTGGAAGTATAGCCGGAGAGCGGCAGAGGCGGTTTTGGAAGTGATCCGAGCCGGGGATGGCAAGAGTATTCGTAAGATTGCCATGAAATTGGGGTTTAGCAGGCAATATGTATATAAGTATTTGGAGGCATTGGCATCAATCGGGGCAGTGGCGTGGGACGGGAGCAGATATATAAGCACGGGACAGGGAGATATGCTGAAATTAGGGACGAAGATAGAGAAGGGGATATTAAGCAGGATAAAACGAGAGGTGCAAGATGAATAGCACGCAGAGAGCAAGGGACAGGGTGGAGGCAGAGCGAGAGATTGTAACCCGCTGGAACACCCAAACAACCAACAAGTTATCTGACAGGGATAGCGAACATAGGAAGGACAGTCCCCGCTGCAGGGAGCTGAGGAGGCAGATTCAGGCACATCGGATCAAGCGTTTGGGGTGGAGCGATTTTGTGTTCCATTTTGTGATGGAGGGACTGGGATTTGGACGGAGCTTGAGGGAGTTAGATGAGGTGCGTCTGGAGGAATTGTGGAAGATAGTGAAGGGCTACAGGAAGAGTGGGAAGCCGATTGAATATGAGTATGACAAGCAAGGGCGATATATGCATTCGCTGATGAAGCGGGCGGGCTGGGAGGAGCGGACATTGAGGGCTTATTTAATCATCAACTTTAAAAAGACACACTGGAATCTGCTTAACAAAGAAGAGCGGCGGAGTGTGATAAAAAAACTAAAAGAATGTGTTCAGGAGGTACAAAAATGACAACCACGATCAATCTGATATATATCGTAGGCATGTTACTTTATGCAATGATAGTAACGGGTTTATGGATATGCGCACTGATAGGAGGGGGCAAAGAAAGGCAGGATAGGATAATGGAGCAAAAGGAAAGGAGTATGGAATGCCGGCATTTCATAGATCAAGCAAAGAAGCTGGAGGAAGAGAACGGAAAGCTGCGGGAAGAGATGGAGACCTTGCATAGATGCAAGCATATATTGGCTGAACAGTATATAAAGATACAGAACGAATACGCCTATTACCGGATACTAGTGCGAACAGCAGATCCAAAGACAAACGAAAGCGCATGTGAGAATATGAATAATTACAAAAGGTCATTAAAAAACAAAGGAGGAAGCTAATGGCTAAGATTACGAATGTGATAATCCACTGCAGTGACAGTGAATTTGGCACGGCGGCGGAGATCAGGCGGTGGCACATGCAAAAAGGATGGGAAGACATAGGATATAATTGGGTGATTCTGAATGGACTGCTGGTACCAGAGACGAAGTGGCAGAAGCGACTGTATATGGAATGTATGGACGGGATGATAGAAGTTGGCCGGAAGGTGGACGGAGACAATATCCTGGTGGGTAAAGAAGTGGGAGCACATACATTGGGATACAATGACAAGAGCTTAGGATTGTGCCTGATAGGCGTGAAGAACTTCACAAAGAAGCAGTTCTATAGCCTGGCTGTAATCACCTTGGAGATTCAGGCGATCTGGGGAGTGAAGAGTGATATGTTCCTGGGGCACTATAATGTAGCAAAGAAGACCTGTCCGAACTTCAATGTGCAGTTATTTATGAAGGATCGGGAGATGATCCTGATGAAGGGCGTTGGGAGTGTGGAGGTTGATAAATATAAGCTGGCTGGTTTTGAGCAGGAGGTGAACAATGCCAACAAGTAAGATGACATGCCCACTGTGCCAGGGAAAGGGCACGCTAACCGAGGATGTGAAAGAGTATGAGTTTATTACGAGGGATCCGTTGACGAGTCGATGCATGGTTTGTAATGGTAAGGGATACATAAATCCCAACACCAAGCTACCGAATGGGCAAAGGGTGCGGGATGCGTTTGGAAAACAAGATATAGAACAGAAGAAGCAGTTAAAAAGGATTCAGCCGGAAAAGGAGCAGAAGAGATTGAATGTGAGCCGGAAGGCGGTGTTCAATCTGGAGGCAGCAGATACGGTGGAGGGGTATGATAAAGCGCAGAAGACGCAGATTAAAAGGAATGAGCCGGAGAAGGCAATGAGTCCGCGGTTGCAAAAGGTGTTAGCAAGCGGGAAGAAATTTCTGATCGTGACGGAAACGGAACCGTATTACATCTATGTATATGGACTGATTCGGGAGCAAGAGAGAAAGCAGGGCAGTTGGACATGGGAAGATGAGGAGGCATATGTGGAAGCTCTAATGACTGAAAGGCAACGATTGATAAATGGGATAGCTGTGCTCAATCAAAAGGATGTTTCATTTAGAAAGGAGGTGAACAATGGCTAAGACGGTAAAAAAGGGTAAGCTGGTGATGTGGATAGATGGAGCCGGGATTGAAGTTCCGGAGAAGTATATTGCTCCGGAAGAGAAGAACCGAGATGCTTTGGTGAGCAAGCTGGTGGGAAGAGCGAGGAGATTACACCAGATCATCAAGAATGAAAAGCGGGAGATGGAGCGAGAGATTGCTGATTTTTTGCAGGATACTGCCAAGCGCGAAGGCGAGGAATGGGTTGGCGGAACTACACTGTATAACTTCAGTATGGACGAAGCAATTGTGATTAAGATTGCGAAGAAATGGACCTTTGACGAGAAACTGCGACTTGCCAAGCAGAAGATAGACCGCGTGATAGAGAGCCGTAGTGCCGATAGTGACCCGTTAATAGTTACCCTGGTCAACCGGGCATTTGCGGTGGACAGCAAGGGAGAAGTGGATGCGAGACAGTTAATAGGGCTCAGGCAGATCAAGGTGGATGATAAGCTTTGGAATGAGGCAATGGAATTGATTGCCGACAGCCAGAAGGTGCAGAGCACAAAGACTTATTTCTACTTTCAGGAGGCAGGGGATGACGGGAAGATGGTGAGCATTGTGCTGGATTTTGCGGCGCTGTAAGGGATTTCCGCAGATGAGCGTAAATGAGGATTGAAGAAGAGGTGTGAAGATGGGAAATAAAGAGTTATGGCAGAAGGCGAAGGAACAGGTGGGTGAAGAAGAGCTCACCCGCCGGTTCCGGAGTTGGATCGGGACATTGATCCGCAATGCCCGGTTAAAGAGCGAGAAATGTGCTTCTACGGAGTTGCAGACAAGAGATGTGCTTACTATACTATCTGACCTAAATGAACGCACAAAGAGCCGTTTTCAAGCGACAGACAAAGCCACGCATCTGATTATTGCGCTTTTGAAGAAGGGATATTTGGTAGAAGATTTTTTTAAGGTGCATGAGGTAAAATGCGGGCAATGGCAGGGGAATGAGAAGATGGAATATTGTTTGAGACCGAGCACACTGTATGCGCCGAGCCATTTTGACGAGTACCTGGCGGAGTGGTGGAAGGAGGACAGGGAGCGGAAGGAACTGAAGCAGAAGCGGGAGCAGGCGGGGAAAAAACCGCAGAATGGAGCAGAGCAAGCACAACGAGCAGAGCGAGAAGCCAAGGTGAAAGAATTGAACAGTCGGAAGTGGTATGAGCATGACAGCTGGCTGGAATTTATGCGGTGGACTATTCAGTTTCCGGATAATGAGAGCTTGGAAGCATATCCAATGCCGGAACGAATCAGGAAGATGCGGAAGACACCGGGAATGCTGATGCAGGTTGCTGCCGGTAAGTGTGCGGAATGGGCGGAAGCGGAATATAAGGAATTGAAAAGGGAGGCGGAGCATGATAAACACGGGCAGATACTATAGGCCTGATGAAGTGGCAGAGATACTGAATGTGGATAAGTCATCCATCTATCGGATGATAAAAGACATTGAGGATCCGTTACCGGCGATAAAACTGAATGGAGGGTGTTTAAGAATACCGGGGCAAGAACTGAGTGAATGGCTGGAGCGGAGGCGAGTGAATTCGGCGGAAGTATAAAGGACGAGATGAGCAAGATAAAAACCCGGCACAATACCGGGTTTTTTTGTAACGCCTGCATACTCCAGTCCACTCCTGCCACAGTATTTTTAAGAAAATGCAAAAACAGTGGCAGGAATGGACTGGTGTGTTTGACAAGATTAGGGTATGTGGCAGGATGGAGCTATGAGTAACAGCAAAGCTTTTAGAGAAAAAAAAGAAATGGCGTTTGAGGCCTTTATCAGCGGGAAGACGAGCCCGAAGGAATTGGCAGAGTTAGTGGGCTGCAGTCCGGTGACGGTGAGCAAGTGGATAGCGAATGGGAAGTGGGACAAGATTGAGGGAGAAGAGCGGAGACTGAACCGGAAGATAACAGTTGCCAGAAGAAAGGCATTACTAACAGCACTTGAAGAATATTCCAAAGATCCAAAGAACACAGCTTTGCAATCTCTGGTAGGTATATTGCGGCAGGAGATGAAGCGAGAAGAGCCGGCGAAGGAACTTTGCAACTACATAGTGAAGTTTTTAGACCAAGTGACAGATTTTATGATTGAGAAGGGGTATGATGGTCTGCTGAAGCAGTTTCAATCAATTGTGATGGAATTGGCAGAATATTTGAGGATGAGGAACGGATGAGAAATTTAACACTGACCCAGACATGTACCTCCAAGCGACCCGGTGGCATACCCTATGCCACCGGGGATATTTTACCCTACCAATCCTCAGAGCCCTGCCTAAGTATTCCTAAAGGAATGAGGGCGGGGCTGATTTTTGTAACGGGAGAGGAGTAATGGAAGATATAGTAATGAAGATCCTTTTTTTGTTGTTTGGTCTTTATGCGGGGGTGATGAGCTGGCTGTTTAAGATGGCGTGGGATGATGTGCAACGGCTGAAGCAGGAATTAAACGAACTGTGGAGTGGTTGTGCAAAGTGCCAGACGGGGACATTGGAGAGCATTCGGGAGCTAATAGACGAGCGATTTGACAAATTTATGATAACGGTGGAACAGAAGATAGAGCAGGGCTTCACAAAAATAGAACTTACCTGGGTTAATGATGGGCGAATAAGCCCCAAGAAGCAAAAGAAGGAAGGATGAAAGCCAAGACATTGCAGGCCTTTGAGAAAGATAGCATCTGGTTGAAGATAGCGGTATATGATGAAAGGGGCAAGGCATTTGATTTGGTTGAGAACGGAATAAGAGAAGCAAAATTTGAAGTGCCAGCCCTGGGAATAGATGTGATTGGAGAGATGAAGGAGAATGTGGTGTGTTTTAAGGTTGGATCTGATATAACAGAACAGGGCAGCTATCCCTATTTTGTGGAATTGATAGGCGACAGGATAAAATTTACTGTGGCATACGGTATGCTGCAGGTGATGAGTAAAGAGATATGAGCATTATAGAAATACGCGTGGTAATTCACCAGCAGATAACAGGAAACATAGGCAGGTATCTGCGCGGCATAGCGCTCAATGCGGGGTTACAACGGACAGAGGGTAAAGGATTGGATATCAGGATAGCCAAAGAGAGCGGATATATAATAGCGGACGCCAGTGGCGTGAGTGGAAGCTGCTAATGGAACAATTCATCCAGACAGAAGAAAGCATTGGTGGAGATAGCGGCTACGCTGCTGGCGCTTCCTTTTGCAGGAGAGGCACCAAGCTGGATAATCGGTGGAACAAAAGGAAATGCGTATAGAATGACGGCAGATTGCCGTCAAAACGAACTAAACGAGAATCTTAGGAGGATATAATGGACCAAACTTTAGCTACACGGAGCATCGCGAAGAAGACACTCCAATCAATACCGGATCAAGGGCTCCCTTATGGAGCAGATACTCAACTGGAAGGAACTTTCGGTGCGATTACTATATTTCATGCTGATTTTCCCGACGATGATAACTCTTTTGAGATCAATGGCGAGGGAGTGAATCTTAGTATTCTGAACGGCATAGTACCGGATGGGTTCACTTACATAAGCCATTTTACGAAGATCACTATCCCTGACGAATCGGAAATGGTATTGATAGTGTACGGGTTTTAATATGCGGCTGAGGCATGAATTGCGGTTAGGTAGGGAGGGGAATTATCCTCAGCCATACGGAGTTAGGTTCAACTTTTCGCTACCTGTGACAGGTGAGGCAGGTAAATATTACCGGCTGGGCTCACTATCGGCATACAATGACGGAAATGGTGCCTTGCAGTGGAATCCTGAAATAGGGGCAAAATGCAAGATACAGCAGAGAATGCGTAGATGTGTGATGCCTGACATCATTGCTGATCCCATGAATCCGCAAAAAAGCGTAGCATATTACCTTTCACCATTGGATAGTACAAAAAAAGCAGATGGAACGAATGCAGATCTCACTGGTGGTGATGGACAAATAATGGTGGAGATACCAAAATTCTATCAGAAAATAGTTTTTGATGGTGCAGATACAATGGAATGGTGGATATCTGATTATAAATTAACTGGCTATACTGTTCATCCGGCATTCATAAAAAGCATTGGGGGTGTATTGGTGGAAGTACCATACCGCTATATTGGTGCATATATGGGGGCATTACAGGATCAAAATGGAGTATATCAGGACTATTATGATGTCAATCCGGAAGCGGTAGGATACCCGCATATTAGGACAATTACCACAGAGCGTCAACTACAAAATGCTACCAACCCGAAATTAGCATCTGTGAAAGGTAAAATACCAGTAGCACAGGGAACAAGAGCAAAATTCAGAGAAGCAGCGAGGAGAAGAGACGGCAATACTGACGATTCAACATGGCGATTGACAGATTGGAGTTTATGGAGTGCTATTCAATTACTCTTTTTAGTGGAATATGCATCATTTAACAGCCAAAGAGCATTGGTGGGCAATGATACTGGTGGTCTGAGCAATATAGCGTCAGGAACTTGGTCGTCATCGGTTTCCGGTGGTAGCTCTACATATTTACCTATTGTGCCTACTGGAGGGACTGAATCGCTGGGCAATTGTAGCGGAGCGATACCATTGGCTGAGCTATATGGTGACGGGAACGGACTACCAGTATATACCGGTTCTCAAAACTCATTCTGGACAGATAGCATACCCTGCTATAGAGGCATAGAATCGCCTTATGGAAATATCTGGCAATGGTTGGACGGAATTATTTTGGATTTTGCAACAACCAATAGGATGAACGCATATATATCAGCGGGTAATTATGTGGACGATAATCCTACGATTAACTACCGCAAATTCATAGCGCATAATGGAAATGATAATGTTCCGGGAAATACATATCCATCCAGAATTCATGAAGAAGCCGCATTAGATGGGTTTTATGCAAGGGTGGGTGGCGGTAGCACGATTACAGGACTCACGGATTATTACTATAATACGGGAAGCGCTGGTAAGCGGGTGGTCGCGGTGGGCGGTATTTCGACTAACGGTGGAGGTGCTGGCGTTTTCTACGTGACTGCGGATAGCGGCTCCGGTACCCGTAATACGCGCATTGGCGGGCGGCTCTGCTTATGAAAATTGTTAATAATACTAATAAAATAACACCTATGATTCGGTGGTTGGCCATGCGGGTAGTCGCGGTGGGCGGTAATTCGAATAACGGTGGAAATGCTGGCGTTTTCTACGTGAATGCGAATAACGGCTCCGGTAACCGTAATACGAACATTGGCAGGCAGCTAAGCTTATTTTTATTCAGACTGACACCAATCACCATGCCTCTTGGCAAAATACAAAGCAAGCCCAAGGTGTTGGTAGCAATATGCGAAGGCTCCGGGCGGTAATAAGCAGATGAAACGAATAGGAATGTTATTTAATCGGATTGTTGACGAGCAAAATATATCAATGGCGCACCAGAACGCAAGGAAAGGCAAGATATGGTATAAAGAGGTAAGAGCAGTTGATAAAGACACAAAGCAGTATATCCACAAGTTGATGGAAACTCTTATTTCGGGCGAGTATAAAACCTCGCAATATAAGATATTTGAGCGCAACTGCGGAGGCAAGGTAAGGACAATCTATAAACTGCCTTATTATCCTGATAGAATTGTGCATCATGCTATTCTTCAGGTTATTTTACCCTATCTGATAAAAAACCTAATTGCGGACACATATGCTTGCATCCCAGGTAGAGGCATTCATAAGTGTGCTAAGAAATTAGCCGAGGTTCTTCGCAATGACCGCAAGTTGAAATATTGCTTAAAGATGGATATTAGTAAGTTTTATCCAAGCATCGATCATGAGATAATGAAACGTGCAATACGGCGTATAATTAAGTGTAAAAGAACCTTAGATCTTCTTGATGAGATAATTGATAGCGCAAATACTGGAATGCCTATTGGCAATTATCTTTCTCAACACTTGGCCAATTTATATCTTAGTGGTTTTGATCATTGGATAAAAGAAGTAAAAGGCGTAAAACATTATTTCAGGTATTCAGATGATTTGGTAATTATTGAGGATAATAAGCAAAGTCTTCATAGTTTGCGCATGGAAATATGTGAATATCTATCAAGAGAGCTTAAATTAAGTGTTAAGGATAATTGGCAGGTGTTTCCAATCGAATCTAGGGGAATAGATTTCCTGGGGTATCGGTTTTATCCTAATTATACATTGCTGCGAAAGTCAATTGCTCTGAAATTTAAGCGGAAAATGCGTAAGCTTAGCAAAGTAGATACTAAACATCAATCTGCATTGAGCAGTATTGTGAGCTACTATGGATGGCTATGTCACGCGAATACGCTTAATCTACGGAGAAAGTTCATTACGGACGAGATTATAGACATTGTAAACACAGCAAGTGAAGAATTGAAATGCAAAAGCCCAATCAGGAAGATGGTAATATGAAACGGTTTAGCGACTTTGCTGAAGAACCACGGCCATTAGAGGGAGATAAAATAGCCATAGACAGCATATTAAACAAAGAGTTGATTATTACCGGGCATAAGATTGGTAAAACCAAGTATGTGCGAGGCGACTCGGATAAATGCCTTACGATTGAAGTTGAGATTGATGGAATAAAAAGAGTGGTGTTTACTGGCAGCAGAGTTTTAATAGATCAGATGGAAAAGTATGGCTGTTATGTACCGTTCGTGGCAGAAATAGTTAAAATCAATAAGTATTATAGATTCAAATGAGGATTAAATGAAAGCAACAGGTAGCACTATTCCACTAAGGGATTTCCAGTATAGCAGATATCGCTATATAACATGGGATGCAGAAGAAAAAACAGATGAAGAGGGAAATTCTATAGTTGAGTTTAATTATGCAGAGGCAGAGAGAGATTGTTCAGATGAACAAATGCGAGCAGCCATATTAGTGGAATTGGCAAAGACCGGCGAAGAAAATCGGATTGATGAGATAATGAACATAGATAATGAAGGGTGTGATATAGATGGCTAAGTTCATCCGCAGCCAGAACAAAGCACTGCAAGAGATTGCAGCGAAGACGCCGCAGGTGCTTCCTTTTGCAGGAGGGACACCGCGGGATAAAGAAGAGCGAATCAAGCGGTCTACTGGAGAGGGATGGGAAGCGTTTGAGTATTTTTGCAAGACCTATTTTCCCCATGTATTTACGAAGCCGTTTGCGGAGCAACACCGGGAGATGTTTGAGGAGACGGAGGCAGCCAGCGGAGTGATCGGGATCACAGGATTCAGAGGGCTGGGAAAGACAGTTATGATGGGGGTGGTGTATCCACTATGGAAGATTGTGAAGGGATGCCAGTATGTGATTCACACTGCAGCAGATATTGATTTAGCCTGTGAGCGGACGGCATTTACGCTGAATGAGCTGAAGGAGAACAGAAGATTAGTAATGGACTTTCCAGAGCTGGAGGTGATAGAGGGAGAGAAGGATAATTTTTATTTAAAGAATAGGTGCCGGATTAGGGCAAGAAGTATAAAGCAGAGCCATAGAGGAACCATCAATCCCAAAACAGCTAAGAGGCCTGGGCTGATTGTCTGCGATGACATTGATAAAGAAGAGAATGTGGGCAGTCAGACGATTGGAAGGCGGAAGATGGACAAGATAACGCAGGAATTGGCAGGGGCATTGGATCCGGCGAAACCGGGGAAGGTGATTTGGCTGGGGAATTTGGTGCATCCGAATTATGGGATTTGCCAGTTTATGGAGCTCATAATAGGCGAAATAAAAGCCGATAATCCGGAGATAGAGATTGGATATCAAAAAATAATAAAGACGAGTCAGAGGGCACTTTTGCGTTATTCATTGGAAGATTCTGAGGGCAGAAGCACTTGGCCGGAGCAATATCCGGATGAGATACTGCAGGAATTGCGGAAGCGGTATGGGCTTGCGGGTTATCAGAGAGAGATGTTGGGACAGCCGGTGATTGAGGGGAATATCTTTAAGAATGAGTGGTTTAAGCGTTACAAAGTGCTTCCGGAGCCCAGCAAGATCAAGCGTGTTTGGTTATATGCGGATCCTGCCTGGGGAGAGAAGGGATGCTATAAGGCAATCATCTCCATTGGTTATGATGGCAGTTGCTTTTATGTAATTCATGCGTGGATTCGTCAGACGGAGAACACGAAGTTCTTCAGGTATTATTACGATGCTTACCAGGAGTTGGATAGAACATATCGGGTGAAAGCGAGGGCGGCTTGTGAAACGACTTACGGGCAGGGTCGCATCCTGGCAGACTTTGACAGATGGGCAACAGACAATCATCTGCCACCGATATCGCACAGGATAAAGAAGATTGATAATAAAGAGAATAAGAACCTGCGTATTGAACGCACGGAGACACTTATAGAGACGGCAAAGGTGTTGTTTCCAGAGGGGCAGGATATGCCGACGCTGTTGAGCCAGTTTCTAACATATCCGGATGGGTATGTAGATGGACCTGATGCGCTGGCGGGATGTCTGGAACGCTTCTCCGAATACGATATTGGCAGGAATAGAGTGAAAGTGCGGAGGATGAGCTGGTGAGTTATTTTGACCGGATGATGCTGGATTATTACCTGGTTCTGAATAATGCCTGGAAAAAAGAGATAAAAGAGGCAGCAAGAGCGGCGATCGGGATGCTTACTGAGATGCCGAAAGCGGAGCGGGTGGATAAGCACAAGGTGGACTTACTATTAGAGGTGATAAACCAGAATTTGGGAGATGATTTTATGATGGCAGTGAGCTCTGAAACGAAGGCATTTTTGGAGCGTAGTTTGCAGCTTGGCATCCAGGATGTTAAAACAAGAGCCAAGGCAAGGATAAGCATCGGGCTATGGGGAATTGAGGACCAGGCATTGGTGGCACAAGTTCAGAAGCAGAATTTATTTTGGATAGGACAGCATTTTGGAGCGGATATCAGCGATGACTTCCGGGAGACATTAACAAAGGCGATTGAGCAGGGATGGACCAAAGAGATGCTGGCAGAGGCGTTGAGAGAGAGTTTTAGAGATTTGGGGGAGAAGGGAGCGTTTTACTGGCAGGGATTAGCGGAGCATACGGCTCTGCGGATAAGGGAATTTGGGCGGCTATCAGGATATGAGAAAGCGGGGGCAAAGGGCTACAGATTAGTGAATCCGATGGATAACAGGACGAGTGAGATTTGTTGGGCTTTGGTGAGCCAAAACAAGGTTTATCCGGTGGATGTTGCTTTGGAAGTGAGAGATAACTTGCTGGCTATAGATGTGAATAAAGAAGGGCTGGAAGAGGCGAGGGAGCAGATTAAGGCGATAGCACCTTGGGTGAAAGAGAGCCAGATAGAGAGAGACAAGGAAGGCAATCCGGTGGGAGTGAGCGGGGGGCATACGCCTTTTCCACCTTTTCATTGGAAATGCCGGACACAGACGGAGATAGTAATATGAAAGCGATACCTGTGGAAGTGAAGGATGTGATCACGATATTGAATCTACCGGGAGATTTGGCGGGGAATCCGATCTTTGGAGAGCATGAGCCATTGGTGATGCGGCACTTATCTGAAATCACAATGCAAGAATATTACGAAGAAGCAGTGACAAAAGATCTGGAGGCGGGTGACGCTCTGTATGTGGCGTTCCGATATGGATACGCATTTTTGCTGTTGGAGAGCATAGCGGAATTCCTGAACCTAAAGACCCTGGGCGAGGGAATCGTGAAGAGCATCGGGCTGGATTCCTCTGCCACAGAACTGCTGACTGGGGCGGAGATAGAGGAATTTAAGGCGAAGCTGGAATTGAGGGCGTTAATGCTTTTGAAAGGGTATTTAAACGAAGAAGGGCTGGCCAGATTGGACGAGTTGAAGCCAAGACCTGCCAGGTTGATGCGGGTTGGAGTGATCTGATGGATGAGCTGATGACTGAGATCTACCGGGCAATTTACAATGCTTTGGAGGGGAAGCTGCATCTGATCGGGAGCGTGATAGACCGGGATGCCCGGCGGGAGATATTGGAGCAACAGATATATGATAAGGGAGATTTTTATACGAATGCCGGTTACATTGTGGAAAACAGGGCAGACGGATTAAGCTTAAGGGTTGGCAGTAATGTGAAGCATGAGCCGTATGTGTTAGGCGGGAAAGAACCGAGTTGGACACCGATTAAGCCGCTGATCGGTTGGGTGGAGCGTAAAGGACTATCCTGGGTGGATAAGAAGAGCGGTAAGCAACTGAAGGTGGAGCAGATGGCGTATATGATTAGGAGCAAGATTAAACGCGAGGGTATTGCAGGCAGGAATGTTTATGAGACAGTGATACAAAATCAGGAAGCATGGATATTTGAGCAATTGAACAGCATTGAGGTGAGAATATGACTGGGCTTGAGAAATTTGAGAGCGAGCGAGAGAAGATCGGAACTGCTTTGTTAGACGCCGGTTTTTCAACGGTAATGTATAACAAGGACGATATACCGAAGGAGCTGCCAGCGGGAATAGTGATATTGGACGGTGAGAAGGGCAAGAATGGCACGGGACGGCGGTTTGTAGACACGGACATAGCCTGGACAGTATATCTGATTGTGAATGCCACCAAAGCGGAGGATCCGGATTTGGATTTATACACACTCAAAGAGGCATTCAGGGAGAAGTATCAGGCGGCGATGTTCCGGGACATACCGGAAATAGAATATTACACAAGCCGGGTGGATGGCGCAAGATTAGTGCGGGTGGCGCGACTTGCACTGCTGAAGAGCGGAATAGGAGCGAGCGAATGAGAGTGATGCGGATAGGTGAAAGCAGGGTGATGATAAGCGGAGTGAGCGAACTGATGGAGAAGAATTACCGGAGTGAAGTGGTTGATCTGAGCAAGCTGCAGCGAGTAGGTAAGCAGTTGGTGAGCAAGGCAGCGGAGCAGAAGAAGGTGTTGAGTGCTCCATACAGCATGCTCATGCTGCTGAATATGTTGGATATGGACGAGTATCACAGTGGCTGTGTGGACGCTATCTGTATGGCTACGGTAATGAAAACGGCTTGCAAAAACATCCAGGTAAACCAGTGGCTGAAAGCGGCTGAGTATCCGGGATGTGAGGACGAGACGACGATGCTGGCGGAAATGCTGAAGTTTTATCTGGCTTGTGGTAACGGATTTTTGATCAAGATGCGCAATGCGCAGGGGGAATGGATAGGACTGGAGCGGTTGTTACCAAGTGAAGTGCAGATTGTGGAGAACTATGATGATTATGGTTTTTTCAGACCAAACTACATCCAGGTGAAGAACAGCCAAAAGAGGGATTTTGCCTATGAAGATATTGTGCATATCAAGAAGAGCACTCACAGATCGAATGCGTGGGGTCTTGCCTGCCTGCCCATCGCTATCAATATAGAAATATTGGGCGAGATCAAGACCTTTGATTATAACAACTTCAAGAACGGGCTGATGGTAGACTATTTTATGATTGTGGAAGGCGGAACTTTGAGAGACGGAGTAGTAACGGATGAGCAGGGCAATGAAGTGCTGACTGATGCCTATACCGAGATTGAAAAAGCATTAACCGAAGTTAAAGGCAATGTTAAAAGCCATTCCACAGTGCTGATTGAGAGTGAAAGTAAGGATGTAAAGATTCGGTTGGAACCACTTAGACAACAAGACAGGGAGGGTGGATTCCTGAGCTTAAAAAAGGACTTGAGAGAAGGAATATTCGCATATCACAGGGTGCCACCGCGGGTAGTGAGCCAACTGATAAGCGGGCAACTGGGCGGGGACAACAATAGTGACATGCAATTGTTTTATAATTTTGTAGTTAAACCGTTACAGAGGCGGCTGGCGCTGACATTAGCCAATGAATTTAACTATGAGTATAATTGGAATGTAAGTGCGGATGACTGGGATTTTGGAATACTTACAGAGGAGCTATTAACCAATGACGAGAAGCTGTTTAACAGCTTACGCAACAAGTAAAGAAGGAGATGAAGATGAGAATCTTTGAACGAGGGCGCAGGATAGTGAAGGGCGAGCTGAAAAATGTAGATGTGGACTTAATCAGTCTGCTGTTTGACGAGATGAAGCCAGCCAATATGAAGAGCGCCGTAATCAAGAGTGCGGACGGCAAGGGGCATTACAAGCCAGTTGCCGTGAGTGCGAAGTTTAAGAGCGAGACGGTGGGCAAAGAGGGCCTACTGTATGTGACCGTGATGGAGCCGGATGTAGTGGATGCACAGGGTGACAGCTACACTGCGGAAGAGGTGAAGAAGGCAGCCATGAACTTCCTAAAGAAGGGAGTGGTGGGCAAGAACGATGTGAACCATAACAACCAACCCGTCCCGGAGTTTGTAATCGCAGAGTCGTATATCCTCAAAAGCGAGGACAAAGAGCACTTTCCCGATACCAAGATAGGCAGTTGGGTGGCGGTGCTGAAGTGCGAGGACCTGCAGAGTGAGCTTTGGCAGAAGGTAGTGAAGGGACGATTTAACGGCGTAAGCATAGCCGGCTATGCCGAGGACAATGGAAGCAGTAATGCCGCGTTAGTAGCGGAGCTGAAGAGCCAGCTGGAAGAAATCCGGAAAGCGATCGGGGGGCAACCCAATCAGGAAACCGAAAAGGTGCTGGATAAGCTGCAGGAGAGGATCAATGAGCTGGAGAAGGCGGACAAAGGGACCGAAACGACCCAGCTTATCAAGGCATTCACAGAAGAAATCAAGGAGCTGAGTATGGCAATTAAAAAGGCGATATCCAAGAGCTTGAAGGGAGAACCGGAGGGGAACGAAATAAAAGACCGCGAGGTGATGATTGATGGCAACAAGGTGGTGGTAAAAAGCACCCATCGCGAGATTTACAAAGGCATAGCGGATGTGGACAGCGGCATGGCGATGAATATCCTGACAGCCAATACCACGAGTTTGTTCATAGACGAGGTGATCGGCAGCCAGCCAGGAGACACCTTGAGCGACATCACGGTGGTTCCGCTACTCAAAGACGAGAAGATTGATGCCGGTTTGGTGCAGGATTTGGTATTCAAGAATGCACTGGACGGCAGTGTTAGCGCACAGGACATCGCAGGGGCAGACATAACCTGCCCGACCGGCATCCTGAATGCCGAGTTCACCCTCGGAAGAGATGTTGTGGAATTCTACAAGGATAAGTATGGCGCTGATGCCTTCGGAGCTTATGTGGAGCAGCACATTGCCCGTAAAGCGGAGAAAGCGCTGCGCTTGCTACTGTTCAGAGGTGACCGTGATAGCGGGACCGCTAACCTGAAGGGATTGAATGGAGTGATCAAGTTGGCTACGACAGCAAGTGCGATAGTGGAAATTGATGCTGAGACCAATGTGAACTGGGACGAAAAGTTTGAGGCAGCTTTGCTGGCATTTAGCGATGCCATGCTGGAAGACCAGGAGAACTTTAAGTTCTATGTAAGCCATAAGGACCTGGTGCGAATTCGCAGTGAGATTGCCCGCAGACAAACCGTAGCCGGTGACCGTCTCTTGCTGGAAGGCGGGAATGTGAGCTTTGCCGGGATTCCCGTGAAGCCGCGTTTAATGCCAGATAACTACATAATCGGCGGATTGCCCAAGTTCATCATTTTGGGTTACCGGACTGACGCCGAAATGAAGGTGGAGCATCATGGCAGCGACTGGAAGTATCACTGGTACATCCGCGTGAGGCCTGGGATCACATACGTTGACGGCTTTGTGAAAGTGTTCAATGTGACTTAAAGAGGTGAGAAATGAAAAAAACAATAATGATAATAAGCGTGGTATTAGTGCTGATTGCGATGGGGTTGGCGGAACTGCAGGCACAGACCCTGCCAGTGGATACCCGAAAGAAAGAGATGCAATTTCACAAGAGCTGGGAGGCACTGAAATATGCGGCTCCAGCGGATACCAGCTGGCATAAGATCACAATTCCGGCAAATACGATGGAAGTGCTGATACTGCCTGTTACAGGAGCTATAGGCGTGCGCCAAGATAGCACATACACGAACTTCAAATACTTTGAAATAGCTGCTGGAGTGCCAATAAAGTTACCTGCCTACAAGGCAACGAAATTCTATGTGCGCAGAACAGCAGCCGCAACCGCGAGCGTAGCCAACATATTGTTCCTAAAAATGTGAGGTGAAGAATGAAGAAGCTAAAATTACTAGTGTTGATGCTGGTGCTGGTATTGCCGATGCTGGCTACGGAAGCCGCTGGCATTAAAGAGCCGAACCAGATATGGATACTGTTGGCTCCGATTATAGCCACTATAATTACCAGCTATGGAGTTCGGCTGTTTAAATGGCTGGGCATCCCGATAGAGGATCAACTGCTTTATCCGATTATGGTGAAACTAATAGAGATTATTGCCGGAGTGGAGGCAGCCAAAGCGGGAGAACCGGGAGCAGACAAGAAAAGCAGCGTGGTTGACCTGGCAAAAGCCAAGCTAAAGCCGAAAGAGATAAAACTGTTGAATAGACGCTTTGGCAGCATAGATACGGCGGTGCAGGCGGCATTTGAGATGAGCAGCACAGCCAAAAAGAAGAGGAGTGACTAATGGCACTAACAACACCGACATTCCCAAGTGGGACGACAGCAGCGGATTTGCTGTTTAATGCTTTAGTAGATGTGCTGGTGGCGGATAATGTTTACTATGGACTGGGTGAATATACCGCTGCCGAAGTGGGCACCAAGTATGCAACAAAGGCATCAATGGCGACCGAAATCAGCACCTTTCTGAAGCCGCTCGGAGAGCTGGCAGAGAAGCCGGGAAAGACGGACAGCAAGATAAACAAGCTGAAGAGCCGTAACTATCAGATACCGGGCAAGCGCACTTCTACGGTGGAGCTAACGCTGAACGGACTGAGTATGAAACAGAAGGATTATCTGGAAAGCTCCGCATTCAGCGGGGTGGTGACGACAATCCTGCTGACCAACAGAGAACAGGACAGATATACGATCTTCAACGGCATGCGCTGGACAGTGGACTGGAGCGGAGAAGCCGATGGACTTTATACCGTAGTGATTTCAAGTGAATATTCCGGAAATACCGCAAACAAGCTGTTTGTAGGCAAAGGTTTGGCATAAGCCAAGGAATGAGGCCGTCCCTTAATTGGGACGGCCGTAATTAAAGGAGAAGAGATGGAAGACATAGACATGACTTTTGATATGCTGGAGCATGTGATGCCAGGGGATTATGTTTACTTTGCCTTGGGATCGGCGCTGTCACATATAAATGATATTAGCGCTATTACCAATCAAGATATTGATGAAATCGTTCAATACATGGAATTACTTGGTGAACTTGCCGATAAACCAGGCAAAGTAGATTCTAAAATCAACCGCTTGAAGACCCGTAATTTTGCTATAGAAAGCAAACGGAACAGTGAGATTGAGCTGAATATTGTGGGCATAAGTAAAAAAAGGAAGGACTATCTGGAATCATCATTATTCCAGGAAAAAGATGTTACTATTCTTATAACAGATAAAGACAAATCTAATATAAGTATATTAACAGACCCCGGATATCGCTGTTTGTTATTTGATGCTATGCGTTGGACAGCGGATTGGAGTGCGGAAGTTGATGGTTTGTGGACGGTTGTGCTGAGCACAGCAGTTAGCGGATCGACGGCAAGCAAGATATTACCATTTACTACTATTATACCTGAATAAAGGAAGGGAGGCAAGATGAAGATAAATACAAGTATCCGGACGCTTAAGGGCGTGTATGGGCTGTTTAAAGCAGCTGGACTGGCCGGGTTATTGACGGGAGAAGCCAGTGAAGTGAAGGCGAGTGAGGTGATGGATAAGCTGATAGAAGGGGGTTTGATGGTGGAGGCGATGAAGCTGATTACAGGAAGTGAAAAGCATATAGATGAGAAGCAGGTGGAGACGGACTGGGAAGATGTGCCATACGCAGTGATAAATGAGGTGCTGGTGGATTTTTTCGCCGGTATCGGCAGCGTCTCAGCGCTTGCCCGCGGGTAAGGCAGCGTGGGAAGAAGAGATGTGCGCCGAAAGATGAGAACCCGTTTATGCGGTTGTGCTACCAATGCATAAGTGCGTTTGGGACGATGGATTTAGAACTGGATGAAGCGATGTGGTGGCTGCAGTGGCGGAAGGAAGAGATAGATGAGATTAGGAAGAATGAGCGGTAGTCAGCTACTTTTTGCGGAACTTTTTAAGGCGCAGGCAGTTTGGCAACAAGTCCTGTGCCAAAAGGTAGCAAATGAACAAAGCTATGAAAGAGTCCATTGATAACTCCTTAATAATAAGGTAATAGAAATTATGAGTAACGCAAGCATAAATTTGACGATAGATCTGAATAGCTTCAGACAGAGTTTGACATCTGCATTTGCAATGTATAGCAAGATGATAGAAGAGATGGGCAAACAAAGCCCGATAAACGCCAAGGAGATGGAAAAAGAGCTGCGGAAGATAACCGATGCAGCGAAGGAACCTATAAAGATCAAGGCGGAGACGGGAGGCGCAAGAATTGAGCTGCAAGAGCTAGGTAAGGAACTGGAGGCAACCAAGGAAAAGGGCGAGAGTTATTGGCAGATGAACCGAGCCGGTTTTGCATCGCTATCGCTGATTTACAATGGAGTAATGTCCGTATTCAATGATGTGACCAGGATATTTGGAGGGATGATCAATCAGCAGATTGAAGCGCAGAAAGGTATGGCAAGGGTAGAAGCGGCAGTGCGCAGCAGTGGAGCTGCAGCAGGATATACTGCAGAGCAGCTAAAGAGTTTGGCTGGTGGGCTGGAAGAGGCATTTGGATTTGATGCAGATGATATTATGAATCAGGTGACTACACCGCTATTGACATTCAGAGCTGTGAGCGGAGAGGTATTTAAGGATGCTCAGGAACAGATATTGAATATGAGCAGGGCATTGGGCATAGATTTGCAGAGTGCATCCATGCAGGTGGGTAAAGCATTGCAAGACCCGGTGGAAGGACTAACAGCCCTGAGGCGAAGCGGCGTAAGCTTTACGGATCAGCAACAGGAGATGATTCAGAGTATGAATGCAGCAGGAGATGCGGCAGGGGCACAGAAATTGATTTTGGCGGAATTGAACGCTGAATTTGGGGGGCAAGCCGCAGCATATATGGAGACAGGAGCAGGTAAACTGGAAGCATTGAAGGTGGCTTTTGACAATCTGAGCGAGAGCATTGGGGGCTTACTTTTGCCTGTGATTACCACATTGGGAGCAGTGGTGAAGCCCATTGTGGAATGGATCAGCAATATGGACAATGCTTTTAAAGTATTGATACCGACTTTGCTATTGGCTACAGCAGCATGGTATAAATACAGCGTGGCGCAGACGGCAACAGCTACTATATCGGGAGCATTGACGGGAGCAATAGCAGCGGCGAGCGCAGCTGTTCAAGGATTTTTAACGGCTGTAGGACCTGTAGGCTGGGTGATGATGGGTGTTACTGCTGCAGTGACAGCTTGGACGGTGGCGAAGGGGCAGGCGAAGAATAAGTCAGATGAACTGGCAGAGGCGCAAAAGGGTCTGAAGGATGAGATAAAGGGAGCTCAAAACGAAGTTAGCGTGGAGGCAGAGAAGTTTAACATACTGGCAAATCGGTTGCTGGAGATAAAAGGGAAGACTGATCAGACAGCAGAGAGCAAGAAAGAGATGAAAGGCGTGATCAGCAGCTTGAATGAGAATTACGGCGAGTATCTGGGCAATATAGATTTGGAGACAGCGAGCTATGATAGATTGGCTGAGGCGTTGAGGCAAGCATCTGCTGGGTTGATTCAGAAAAAGATAGCGGAAGTGTATGGTCAGAAATACAATACACAGGTTCAAGAGGTAGCTGAACTGCAAATAAAGCTAAATGAACTGAGACCTGCTGCGGAAGCTGCTCAAGACAAGATGAACCAGCTTAGAGCATCTGTGGACTGGGACTTTATGACCAGTGATAAGAATGCTATGGGATTTAATCCTGCTACCTACTTTGGCAAAGAAGATGACTGGAGTGGCTTAGAGAGGGTGGTTAATCAATTTGGAGCGCTGAGTGGTCGCTTGCAAGCTGCTAAGAATGACTTGCAGAGCATTGGAGAGGCGTATAGGCAGGCAATGCTTAATGTTTCTGATCTGGAGTTTAAGCCAGGAGGCGAGGGCACAGATAATACAGGTAACAGTACTGCAACCCAGGCAGCGGCGGCGGCAGCCGAGGCAGAGAAGCGGGAAGCAGAACGATTGATGGCGGAGCTGGCGAAATTGCGAGAGACGGAGACGGCACAACTGCAAGCAGAGTATGAGAAGCGCAAAGCGATAATCTTGAAATATACTGAAGACAACAGCGAGGCGGAGAAGACCGCGATTGCCAACCTGAATGCCTGGAAGGCGGAGAAAGAGGCGGAGATTACAGCACGGGAGAATGCCGGGATGCAGGAGAAATTTAGAGCCGAAGTACAGTATCTATCAAATCTGCAGGAAATGGGAGTAAGCAGCTATGACCAGCTAAAGGCAAAGATGGAGGAGTATTACGCTTGGGCGAAAGAGAATTTAAGTGCAGAAGAAGCCGCATTAGTGCTGAAACAACAGCAGGAAAGCAATTTGCGATGGGGAGAGCATCAAAAAGAGAGGGAAGAGAAAGAGCGAGCTCATCAGAGAACATTGGCGGACATCAAGAGAGAGTGGAATGACCGAAATAAAAGCGAAGAAGAGCAGGATCTGAACGAGCAGTTGGTTGAGTTGGAGCGTCATTTTGAGGATCAAAAGGCGTTGATGATCCAAGCTGGGATGAGTGAGCTGGAGATTGAACAGTGGAAGGCAGACGAAAAAGAGCGGATAACCACTGAATCTGAAGAAAAAATCCAAAAAATGAAGCTGAGCTTAGCGAGCAGTTCACTAAACCAAATGAGCGGAGTTTTGGGTAAATTTGGGGATGCTCAAAATAAGGAGAGCAAGCGAGGGTTTAAGACCTGGAAAGCGATGGCAACGGCACAGGCAATAGTGGATATGGCTTCCGCAGTATTAGGAGCATTCAAATCCCAGATTGCAATTCCGATAATAGGTCCTATATTGGCGGCGGCTCAGGCTGCAGCAGCATTAGCATTTGGATCGAAGCAGATATCGGAAATCCAAAAAACAGAATATGAGCCACCACAAGCAGCAGAGGGAGGATATCTGGAGGGACCATCGCACAGGGAAGGCGGGACAATCATAGAGGTTGAAGGTGGTGAGTATATGATCAGGAAAAGCCGGGTGAGCGAGTTGGGCAAGAATATATTTGATTTTATAAATAACGGACCAATTGCGAAGGTGAGAGAGCTATTCGCGGGGATGGCGCTACCGGCGATTGAGTTTAATGCGGCTTACGCTACAGACGGGGGCGGGAGCTATTCATTTGCGGGGGGCGGAAGCGTGCCGGGCAATAACATAGTGAGCACGCTGCTGAGCTCATTGGATGATAAAATGGGGCAGCTATTGGAGAAGAAAATCGGGTTTGACATTCACATTGATCCGTTGGATACGAATCCAGTGCGGGTTAGCGAGATAGCCGACGCTGGAAGGCAGATGCGGAGCGAGGTGTAGAGGTGCCAAATCTATTTAGAGTTGACTTTTACCAAGGCAAGACAGATGCCGAGGATTATGGCCAGGTGAAACACAGCTTGGTGGATACTGCTACGGACCGCAAGATCATTAGTTTGACGATATCCGGTGATAAACTTCAGAGTGTTAGCAATTACACAAGGGAGCCAAAACGGCTTGTCTTTGAGTGTTTTCCTACGACATGGATTATGGATAACATTCTATCCGGAAGCAATGAGTATGAGCGATATATATCGCATTATGAGGTAAAAGTTTACCGGGATGGAGTGGTATTCTTTACTGGGATAATTGATACATCTCAATTGAGCTTTGACGAGAGCTCTGGGATCATGAAAATTATGTGTTATGATAAGATTAAACTGCTATCGGTGTTTTCCAATCTAACGCATTATTACAGTTTAACAGCGGGTTATCTGCCGATCTGGATACTGGGGTATTTTCTGCAGGATATTCAGCAGACGATACCAATAAGCATCCCGTATCGGAACCAGTTTGAGATACCAAATTTGTACATCCCGTCTGATAGTTCGCTGAAATTGGTGCATTTGGATTATGATGACATGCTACCCACTGCGGTTGGTGGATGGGAATATAGCTTTGATAGCAGTGGATGGCCAGCGCCCTTTTACGGTTATCGGGTGGATGTGCTATCTAACACCATTACGTTTGTTTTTGCGTTTAGGGCTCACATAAAGGCAGTTCATCAAGGTTATGCTACACAATATCAAGCTAAATTCCGCGGGAGAATATACCGATTTTATAATGGAATTTGCCCCGTAATGAAAGAGTATGAGGAGAAGAGCGAATGGAATACTGATCCAAGCACATTTGAGAATGCGTATAACGAATTTCTTAACTTTTTCAGTAAATATGGGATCAACCAAGACATATTAATGAATGGTTTAAGCGGATGTGCATCATTGGACAGACGGAGTTATAACAGCGGCCATTACATACATTATTGGGTAGAAGCGGAATGCTACGGCTACATACTTCCAAGTTTTATTCATCCTGGCAAGTCATATGAGACCTATAAGCAGGAAAACACGGATAATCTGAAGGTTCTTCAAGCCATGCTGATGATGTATAATGCCACTATCTTCACCAATGAAGCCGGACAGATTATTTTGAAGAATAAGGATGCCTACGCCACTGACATTATAGACATAGCCGATGAGGATGTTATCTCCTTCATCACCAAACGAGTCAATCAGGAAACACCAGATACGAGCGTGATTGAGGTTCTGGCAGGAGATACAACACATTTAGCTAGTTTGATCAAGGATTATCTAATAGGTTTTCATAATGGCAAGTGGAGCTGTGAAGCGACCATTGATCAGATAGGCAAGTATAACTTGGCACTGCAGAGTAAGATATGCATCCAAGGGGTAGAATATGCAATTACAGAGATTGAAAGAGATTATGTTAACGACGAGTATAAGGTGAAAGCATGGCGTATATAAAAGGATGGAGATTGATCCGGCTATCGCAAGGTGAACTGTATTTTTACAACTGCCTAAACGGTCAGGTAGATTATAATCCAAACCGCAAATACCGTTTGGAAAAACGGAACGCGTTTGATCCTACCATCAAGCATCAGCGGGATGAATACCGCGAAGATACATTTGAATTGCAGGCAATATTACGGCCGAGTGAATATTATGCATTGATCAATTTTATAACCGCTCCAGGAATGTTATATTTGGAATATACGGCGCACGATAAGATAAGAAGCCAATTTCCGGTTACTTTAGTCAATATGCCTAAGTGCCCGGATGATTTGCATGAATATCCTGAAAAGATTAAGTTTAGCTTGGAATCGAGGTATATTGGCAGTCCAGGATACATACAATTTGATTATATCACAGGTGAAGATGACGATGTTACATATAATTGAGGAGTTATGATGTATAAGTATGGCATTAGCTATTATAGGATGGAAGATGGGCAACGAGTGCCGTTATCAGGCGTTGATGTTCGGCTGTTGAGTCCTGGTGCATCCTGGGATGATGGAATTTTACTGATTGAAAAAGAGACCTCCGGATTTTATGAGTGCTTTATTGATGAAGAGGACTGCGGGTACTATGAAGTGTGGGATAACCTTAGTGATCCTGATGGGGCATTTTCTGGCAAGACTTGTATCATTGGGAAAGTGGATGCCAGGGGTCTTCAGAATGAATGTATATATGGCAATCACATTCTTGATGGAGTTGTTACCGCTAATAAGATAGCCAATAATGCGATTTCATTAAATCATTTGAGCTCTGAGTTTATTCTATCACTCTCAAGGTTCTTATATGAGCTGCAAGACCAGGACGATGGCATTGGAGATGTTACTATGAGTTCCCCCGCTAGTTGCACTGAGGATAAATACATTACACATAAATTGAACCGAGAATTTAGTGCAGTTCCATATATCATTATGACTAATCAGTGCAATTGCTTTATGTATGTATCCGACATTTCACTTGATGGTTCTAAAGTTACAATAAAGATAGCCATTGGAAATAATTATGAAGCAGATTATGCTAAGTATCAGCTACTGGCAATTCCATTTTAGGAGCATGCAAGAATGGTGAGCTAATTTGCAAGAATGGTGAGCTGTTCTACAGATGAAATAACTTGAAAGTGCATCTGTAGGCGAAGCTATATATACAACAAATTGCACATATGCAAGAATGGTGAGCTGGCATGCAAGATTAAGTGAGCTCTTACAATACGGGATTTAATATCTATAAAAACGGAGTGCTTTATACTACTGTTACTGATACCTTTTTTATAGACACTGATGTCTATCACGGTGAACAATATACTTATCAGGTGAGCGTTGTTTATGAG